GCCGTCCCAGTTCTGTGCGGCCAGGTTCACGACGCCGCTGTTGTAGGCCGCCGCGGCCCGGCCAGCGTGCGCGAACGCCTCGCGCGCAGCCGTCATGTCGCCGGCGAGCGCGTGGGCCAGGCCGGCCTGGAGGCCTGGGCCGAGGCCTACCTGGCCGGTGTGCGCGGCGCCACACTCTACGCGGTGGATGCCGGCGGCCAGGTGGCCGCCACCCTGGCCGAAAGCCAGCGCCAGCCGGGCCAGGCCGTCTACACCACGCTCGACCGCGAGCTGCAGCTCGCCACCCAGCAGGCGCTGGAAGGCTTCAAGGGCGCCGCCATCATCCTGGACCCGGCCACCGGCGAGCGCTGGGCGGACGACGAGCCCCCTCGCGAGATGTACTGGCGCCCAGCGCTCAAGCGCCTGGGCATCCGCTACCGCAGCCCCTACGAGACCAGGCACACCTACGCGACGATGCTGCTGATGTCCGGCGTGGCGCCGGCCTACGGTGCGCGCCAGCTCGGGCACTCCGTCGAGATGTTCCTGCGGACCTACGCGAAGTGGGTCGACGGTGGCCAGAACGCGGTCGAGATCGGGAAGCTCGAGCGGCTGCTCGGCGGCGCCGATTCCTCCCCGGAATCTCCCCAGGCCTCACGACGGAGGGGCTGATTTACCTATGAAAACGGGGTGGCCTGCCCGGAGGGACTCGAACCGTCGAGCCTGACGAACAAAGCACAACGCAGATCACTCCTTCATAGGAGAGACACGCGCTACGTTGTGCCCGGTTTGGCGAATTCTTCCCCGGATTCTTCCCCGGGATGGCGCGCTACGATGCCCCATGGGCAACCCAGTGGGCGTCACCACAACCGGCCCCGTCGATCCGATCGGCCGCGACAACGGCGTGCTGGCCAGCGCGCCTGGCGAGCTGATCGCCGGTGGCTCGAGGTCGCTTCCACCGCCCGAATCGATGCCTGGCCAGACGGCCACCGTGGTCGTCGACGGCGGCTGGGTCGGCCACGTGCGCATCACATACCGAAGCCAGCAGATGAAGCACCGCCGGAACTGCTACTGGGCCTGGATCGCCGAACGGGCCGATCGCGACTCCTAGCGACGCGATCTGCAGCGAGTACATCAAGAACTGCGGCCCGCCGGGCGCAGCTTTGCATGTAGAAAAACCCGGTTGGAGCAGCAGCCGGAGTTCGTCGACGCCCTGTCCAACTCAGGAATTTCCCTCATCCAAAGTTGAGCTTCTGCAGCTGAAGCCAGTAACGGTGCGGCCTCGCACGCGCTTTTGCGGCGCGAGGCTCGACTGGCCTCGCAATGTCTCGCGGGGCCCAAGGAAAACACGCTCCGGCCGCGATCGCACAACCGCCGAGACACTATCGCTAGTGGCTTGGCAATCCCCTTGGCACTAGATATAGTTTTCCCGAATGGCGCGACCCGCAAGGCCTCTACTACGAAGAGATCCTTGCGAGCCGGCCAAAAGAAAACCCCGTCGCCTCCTACAGCGACGGGGTTCCCAGCAACATTTCCCTGGCACGGGACCCGACGTCATCGGGTTGGTTGACGAGAAAGAGCTTCGACCGATGCGGCCAGTAACCGCGGTGGCCGTCGCACCCCTGGGTGGGGTGACCACGACGTACGCGCCACTCACCTTGTTGTTCTAAGCCCCTCTGCGCCCGCTGAAGTTGCATCCAGCGGGCGCAGTGTAGACCGGTGGTGATCGCTCGCAAAGGGGCCTTCGCCACAACCGCAACGACACTGAGGACCCACTCGATGTACTTCCAGCTTTACCAAGACCGCGGCCAATTCCGGTGGCGGCTCCGCGCAGCCAATCACCGCATCATTGGCGACTCCGGAGAGTCGTACTGGCACCGCGCCGACTGCATTTCTGCGATCGGCCTGGTGATGGGCACCAGCACCAACACGCCGATCTACGAAGTCTGACGGCCCGCTCGGCGGCCGCGCCTGAGAACCGCGGCCGCCGGCGCCTGACTTCAGAACAGCTCCGCGTCAGGCCCCTCGTCCGCCTTCGGCAACTTGCGGCTCCGCACGCTGCTCGAGCTCGGCGCCCGCGGCGGCAGCGGCGCAGAGTAGGCGTCGAGCGGCCCTTCCCACCGCCGGAAGAACGCCGGCGCCTCGTCGACGCCGCAGCTCAGCCAGGCGCCGTAGTCCTGCTCGGGCAGGATCACGACCATGCGCTTTTCGTCATCGGGCCGGTGGAAGCGCTGCATGACCAGGTGGCCGTCCGCGTTGACGGTGAGCATCGCGAAGGTGAACAGCTGCCGACCGTCCGGCGCGCGCCAGGCACGATAGATGCCCGCGATGCCCATCGGCACCTGGCCGGGCAGCTGGATGGCCCAGCGCACCGCCTTGCCGGTCTCCCAACATGGCTCAAAGATCACCTCGGCCGGCACGATGCAGCGCTGGCCAGCGGCCCACGCATGCTTGAAGCTGGCCAGCTTGTGCACGGTCTCGCTGCGCGCGTTGTAGGTGTGCCGGCCGTAGGCCATCTCGGTCGCGAAGTGCGGGAGCAGACCGAACACGCCGTCGTCGCAGATCCGGTTGCCGCTGCCGTCCTCCGCGAGCCGAATGAACGGCGCCAGGCCGAGCGGCCACACGTCGACGGGATCGCGGTCCACGTCGCGGTGCGCGCCGAAGAAGCTCAGCAGCCGATCGGCGCGAGTGACCGGCTTGTAGTTCGAGCACATGCGGCGCATCGTAGCGCCGGCGCACCTAGAACAACCCGGCCGGCTCGGCCGCCTGGTCCCAGCTCCACACCACGAGTTCGCGCCGATCGGCGGCGCGATGCATGCCCCCGATCGTGTAGCTGATGTCCAGCGTCTCGGTGTGCAGCCCTGCGAAGCACTCGCGGATCTGCGGGTGGTCGTTGATGCTGAGCATCGCCCTGCCCTTGAGGCTGCGCATGGTCTCGGCCATCAGCTCGTACTCGCCGAACGGGAACGGCACGCCATAGCCCTGGGTCTCCCAGTAGGGCGGGTCGAGGTAGAAGAACGTGTGCTCGCGGTCGTAGCGCTGCACGCACTCGTGCCAGGGCAGGTGCTCGACGTAGGTGCTGGCCAGGCGCAGGTGCGCGGCGCTGAGCTGCTCCTCGATGCGCAGCAGGTTGACCGGCGGCGCCGTCGTCGCCGTCCCCCAGGTCTGCCCCTCCACCTTGCCGCCGAAGCAGTTGTGCTGCAGGTAGTAGAAGCGCGCCGCGCGCTGGATGTCCGTCAGCGTCGCCGGCGGCGTGTCCTGCAGCCAGCGGAAGAGCTCGCGGCTCGAGATCGCCCACTTGAACTGGCGGACGAACTCCTCGAGGTGATGCTTGACGACGCGGTAGAGGTTGACCAGGTCGCCGTTGATGTCGTTGATCACCTCGACGTCGGCCGGCGGCCGCAGGAAGTAGAGCGCCGCTCCGCCGGCGAAGACCTCCACGTAGCACTTGTGCGGAGGGAAGCGCGGAATCAGCTGGTCGGCCAGGCGGCGTTTGCCACCGGCCCAGGGAATGATGGGGCTGGCCATGTTGGGCTCCAGGGGTGTTCGTACACTCGGCCCGCCTCCCGGGAGGTGGCAGGGCCTTGGCTGGGCTCACAGGCGTGATCTGTGGATCTGGCGGCCGATCGGGGTGTTAGCGCACTCCGGGCGGTCGCCCTGTCTTTTTTCGGTGGTGGACCTCCTTGGCCGTGGCTGCGACTACTTGAGCCGCTTTCGCACCCACTCGCGCACCTCGGCTGCCTCCTGGCACACGCGCGATCGCGTCACGCCCCACTCGGCCGCCAGCTCGGCGCCGTTGAGGCCGTCCACGAAGGCCTCGACCAGCCGCTGCTGCCGCGCCGGCAGATCCGCGATGCGCTCGATGATCCGGCGCACCGCCAGGAGGCTTGCGGCGTCGCACGGCTGCGCCTGGTCGTCCGCGGTGAGCTCGACCTGGCCGCGCTCCGCTTGCGCCTGTGCGCTGCCCTCGCGGCCCAGCATCGTGCGCAGGCCGTCGCGCACGTAACGGCCATCCGGCGGCTCGACGAAGGGAAAGGCCTCGATGTCGCCCAGCTTGAGCGCATGCATCTGCAGGATCACCGCGGCGAGATTGGTGCGCTGGATCTCGGGTTCGGTGAATTCCGGCCGCGCGAGGAAATCATCCTCGGAGTACAGCCTGATGGCGACGCCGGGTCCGACGCGGCCGCAGCGGCCGGAGCGCTGGTTGGCCGAGGCCTGCGAGATCTTCTCGA